GCTGTTACCCAAGCATATACATATGAATCAGTACTTGATAATCCGCAAATCAGCGAAATTCTTCCAACACTTCTAAGTATTATTACAAATCAGCCACACCTCAGCGACCCTCACATATGGGTGGAACAGGCAATGATTCTATACAATACAAAGGTGGCTGAGGTGCTCAAACATAGTCGCCGTGGTATCTTGCGCCGACACGCCGGTACTACAAATGCCGATTACACACGCCTTGCTAACAAAACCGGCGTTCAGGAATTAGTATTTCTTGGCTCGTCTGCAGGTCAGTACGTGCCTGCACTCACCCCAGACACCCACCACGCTGGTCTTAACCTTAAAACGTATTGCCACGCTACGTCGCCCCTGCGGCGATATGCAGATGTAGTTAATCACCGCTACCTGAAGCATCTTGTATTTGGATTTCAGGAGCCGCAAGTGATTACGATGGTAGAGCATCTCAATCACCGTTCCAGCACAATTAAGCAGTTTGAACGTCTCGTTTGGTTTCTTCAGAATCTCAACCCAGATGGTTCAATTACAACCACAAAGGGGATTGTTATCACCTACAACGCAGAGACGAAGACAGCAAAGGTGTATATTTCCGCATGGAAACGGACAGTCAGGGCAGCACATACTACGGCACTTGTGTACGAGCCCGGTCAGGAAGTGATAGTCCGTGCGTTCTCTAATCTCAAGGCTACTTCTATCCAGCAACGCATCATTTGCTCAATGAACTAATCCCATATTTTTTAACCAACTATAAGTAGGAATGACAAAATTAGGACACTTAACCCGCAAGCACAGACCCGCCGCTACGTTTAAGGTAAAACTCACGAAGCGTAATGTAAAACATATGCTAAGCCGCAATGCGAATGTTCTTCCCACCAGATACGGCTTAGCACTCAAACGCTTAGCCCCGATGGTGAGCAAGGTGGAGCGCCTTGTAGAAAATGATGGTGATATTATTTCCGATTTACAAGCCGATTTGTCCATTCATCTCGGCAAGATTCGTCAGTCGTGCGAAAAGGCGTTAGAAAAGCACAAGACGGAGGCAGTTATGAACAACAATAATATGATGGGAACCCACAACAGCGGCAATAAGCCGAGCAATAATGTGAGCAACGCAAATATTAAGAAGCTACAGCGTATGATAAACCGTAATGCAGCAAAGAAGCAGACGAACGCCGGTGTCAATGACCTCCTGGCAAGCTTTGGCTCTTTGAAATTCTAACACTATTATAGCAATATGCCCGAGACGGCACAGACGTACGCAAATATGCTAAAAATACAAGCCGCACAACGACTGGCTGGGCGTGCAGATGTATCAGAATCCCCGTTGCCTGTCACAGTGGCGCCGAAGACGGCACCAAGAAACATAAATTTAAGCAATTTTACACCCGCACAAAAGGCGCATCTGGCAGCAGTCGCAGCGGCTATGCGACCAAGAGAACCTACAGAACTAGAGAAATCGTATGCTGCATTGAAAAAGGCGGAAAATACCGGTAAGAAGCGTACCCGCCGCCGTAAAACTCGCAGAACCAGCAGAACCAACCGTAAGTAATCATACCATACATATATAACGCAGTTAATCAAAGGAGTTAACTGCGTTATATAAAACCCACACGCCTACTAACTATTTGTTAGAAATCTACAGGACTCTTTTGCAAATGGATGCTCAGCATTTGTATAAAATCGTGCGGTTTGCCCTTTTGTATAAATATCAATTGATGCGCCTACATCGAGATAGGTATTTGTTGGGCTCGCTTTCATACACATAGGAATCCATATTTTTGAAAGAGGACCGGCAGAGAAGCAGATAAGTTCATGTTTGAGAGGTGTAACAAACGCTAAAATACGCTGAGTCTCCATGTCGCCCTTTTCGTCCCATACATCCACTAACTTCGCATCAATCGTGTGATGCCCTTTAATTGGCATATCACCTGTCTCTGTACCCGATGTAACTACATAGAACCCCTTTGTATACGCCTTGAGATACTCTACAAATCTCTGCCAATTCGAGTTCCCAAAAATATTTGCATAGGTTCGCTGTGCTACACAAATGCCAAATTTGTTGATAAAGTCATTATAGATTGCAGGTGTACAATTCCACGGCTTATTACACGTATTACAAGGAATACCGATATATAGATTGGCATCGACCGTTTTTACAGCCTCAAGCAACTGCTTTTGTAGGCGACCCCCCGCACGAAATGTCCAATTATCACAGTTTGTCAGTGTTTCGCCGAGCATAACAGACCGTTCACCGTCACTTGGACGAATAATACCGAATGGCACACCTTTCGTAATCTTGTCAAGCAAGATATCCAGATGTTCACGCATTGTGCCGTTCGCAGGAAGCGCCGATTTACTATTAAATTGCGTCACTTCATTGAGAGCATACGCATTTTTACCATCCTTTTCCCAGTGTTGTTTTCCAATATGAATGCTGTAGATAGAGTTGAAAAATCCAGTCATACATCCGTGTGCAAAATATTTATTTGCGTAGTCCCGCTCAAAGAACTTATTGGGGCTATCATAATTGCCAAGTTCAAGAATCTTTGATACACGGGACATAGATGGTTGTAGAGAGTAATGCGGCCAATATCCACAGTTCTTTCCAGAAATATTATCCCGCTTTTCGTGTAATACAAATCCATTGTCGAGTCGAATACCTCCATTGCGTTCAAGGTCGCTATAAACCACGCCATAATTACGATTGAATACAACCTGATGAACATTTTTATCCTCATGCGCCGTTAAATACTGTATGGCTCGTGAAACATACGCTTCCTTGCGGAAATATAACCAGTCATCCTCGAGATGTATCCAATAGGTCGGTTTCATCTCATTCAATTTATTCCAGATTATATTCATACTTTCTCGATGCCCTCGCTCTTCAGGCGACTTCATATAGTAATCAAAGAATGGAAAGGCACACCGCATTGCAAGACGCTCCGCTTCGTTTGAGTTATCGTCAACACAATAAAAATAATCAATCTTATCAATGTCCGTCCAATTACATAGTATAGATTTTACGGTCTTTTCAAACAAATCAAAGCGCTTACAGGTCGTCATAGTGAGCATAATTTGAATATTGGACGTTCGTGGTACAATCGCAGAGGGTGCAGTAAATTGAGAGGAATAATGATGAATAATATTTGTTATAATCTCATAATGCCGATTATTAAAACGTATACCGGCAGCAAATGCCACATCAATATAATCGACTAACTTTTTCAAAAATACAGGGTCTTGAGGAAGATAAGGAATACAGAATTGTAGATTATGTATTAGATTATTCATCCACCATTGCGTTCCGACATATTTATAGTTGAAAATTGTTTCGTACATCTTAATACAGGTTGAATAGTGCTTTGTCCGCTCTCCTACGATAATCATATAGTATGGCAGATAGAACTCGTATTCTGCCTTCTTTGCAAATAACTTATCCCCTAGTTTTGCAGGATCGTATTTATTTTCAAAAAAGTCTTGAATAAGCGTATAATACATATACGCAATATCCGCCGAGCCTTGAATACAATAATACTGTATAAGTCGATAAACCCCCTCAATACGGGTTTTATCATATTTATACGACTCGACCAAATAACTCAGACCCTCAATCCCACGTTTCAAGTGTTCATAATGGTTATAGATTTCATAGCATGCTACGTATTTTTCTTGCATCCATAGTTCGAGCGTAAGTGCCTTTTTATAATACTCGATTGCTTTTTCGTGTTGACCGCATGAATTATAACTCTGTGCGCAATAGAATATATACCGATTGTACAATGGATCCGCCGCAGCCAGTGCAGTCGCCGCCGCTTTCTCCAGAATAAGCGCATCATTCAAATATTTATTAGGATCTTTGCTACGATGTCCCCTACGTCCTGAAATAAAATAGTACGGTCCCACAATAGTTTGAGGTGCCGAGCAAGGCTCTAAACAATTGGCATATTCATGTAGGACCCCCTTATAACACCAGCGTTTACGATTGTTGAATAATTGCGGGCGTGAGTACCGCATACCATCCGCATTTCCAAATGTAAACTTATAGGAATCGGCAACCAAATGTTCAGGAAAGCGAAACTCTCCATGAATCTCATCGTCGGCATCCCATACAAATACATAGTCAGTTTTATTATATGCACTCTCGAATGCCTTTGTTCGGTTGTAACCGAAGTCCTGCCATGTGTGCTCTACAAGCTCACCGCTAATGCCTCGCACGGCAAAAAAGTTTTTAATAATCTCACGTGTCGTATCAGTTGAGCCTGTGTCGCTAATAACCCAGTAATCAAAGTTAACATACCGTAGAAGGTGAGTAAGTGTACCTTCAATAATATGCGCCTCGTTTTTTACAATCATAGTAAGACATACCGTCTTTTTGACAACCCCTTCCATCTTTGTATTTTACCAATTAAATACATTTAGACCTAAACCCAACAAACCAATCTAGAGTAGATAGAAGATGCCCATCTTTTGTGAGCCTTTAGCTGCCGAAACTCTGAGTGCCCTTAATCGTGCAGTCAATGATCTACCTGCCGAGCATCATCTACGTAAGGATAGCGAAGCGGGCATTGTGAGCATTGTTTACGACCAGGCAAAGGATGTGACCGTTTTCCACGGCAAGTCCGGCTTCTATTTTCGCCGTGGACCCCTTGTCGACGCCATTAAGCTAGATATCAATAGCGGGCGTGGGCTTATTTGTACCGCCTATGAGCTCGCCGACCCAGCCGCCGCTGTATCAGTCCTCGCAGGTTTTGAAGAACGCTTCGGTGTCAAGAATGCCAAGAAAATCGATACATACACGACAGAATTCAATAACCGCAGCTTTCTGCTCGCCAAGTTTCCTGCCAATGTTGTCAAGCAATTGTTTGAAACCCAGGGCGGCACTCTCAAAACGGGCTTCAAGGGTCCCCGTGATAATCTTCTCAAGATTCCGACGCTAGATAAGTACTTTGAATTCAAAGAGACTGCGGACCCCACGGTTGCATCGGTCTTCGCCACACAGTACGATAAGGGTAATTTTGACTACGTAAAAACGGTTCATTACCAGCTTCTACAGGAGGTTGTTAGCCACCCCAATCTCGGTATTACACTGAGTCCGGTGGCAGAGTGGACCTCCTAAATAGATATTATCTCGTAAAACCCATAAAATCTAAACCTTTTTCGCTAGAAGAGCCAATGTCTTTTCTAGCGAATTTAGAATGGCGCCGTGCGGAGAAAAGCTTTGCTAAGCCGACAGCAATGTCTCCTGTTCCCGATATTCAACCTATTCTTAATGCTGTTGTGAATGCCCCAAGCAGTTTTGGGATTCAACCGTATGTTGTCAAGGTTATAACAAGCGACGATGTTAAAAAGGCACTCCTACCTGCGTGTTATGGTCAGCTCCAAGTTGAGCAGTGTACCCATTTACTTGTATTCTGTACTCGAAATAACCTAGAGGAGCATTTAGACTATTTTATCAATGAAACTAAGCCACCGGCGTCGTTAGAGACTATGATGCGTAGTGCGCTCACGAGTAATAGCCATCCTGTTCAATGGGCAAAGCATCAAACATACTTAGCCTTAGGATTTGCATTGGCGGCAGCGGCAGAGCTAAAAATTGCCAGCTGTCCAATGGAGGGCTTTTCCTCCGAAAATGTAGGGGCTGTTCTAGGATTACCTCATACACTTGTTCCAACCGCACTACTTGCTATAGGACTTCACGATTCGAGCAATCCAGCCTTTCCCCGTTTTCGTTTCCCGCAGGCAGAGCTTGTACAATGGATAACAGAGACGCCTAATTCGGTGCGCCCTATTAAATCCCGTTACCGCAATGCAACGCCTGTGCGTCGTAGAAAACATGAAATATCAAAATAGTAAAAGACTATTTACTCGGTAATATAGAGCCTATTATAAAATCAAAATCCATAGGATGTGTGCGAATTGATATATATTCTGTACAATTCTCATTCATTTTTAAGATATGATAGTGATTATTCCATACAGCCTGTATAATTAGAGGTTGTATTAGAGTATATTTGCCATATTGACTCCATGTAGTTATTAATTTATCTTTTTCGAAAAATGTAATATAGCCATCTCTCCAAGAGTATTTTTTGCTATTAATATTCATAGTATTTAGTATAGGCTTTTGTTCTGTTAAGATTTTAAGAAAGAACTTTGACATTCTATTGTATTTATGACCGAAATTACCAATAGGAAAAGAAAAGTGGCAAATAGATGATGTTTTATAGTTTGTTACAATATCATTATCTTCAAATAAACTTATATAGGGATTTAATAATTGATTATCATACAATTTATCTTTTATTGCATGAAAATTAATAAAAGGTTGGTCCATACAATATGGTATAGGATGTCCTGCTTTTGTATGTAAATCAATATGATTACATATTCTAGAAAATAGGGACTGAACTGGCTCACATTTTTTAAAAAAAAGTGTCCCACTATTTATACCGGTAACTGATTTTGAAATGGTTGCAAAGTTAAAGAACTGTATACCGAAACTTGGACTTCCAATATTTCCTGATTCAATACCATACAATAAATTATCAATAGTTAAATCAAATATAGGAGTAATATCCTGTTTAATAATTATATCTGTATCTAAATACAGTAATTTATCATAGTTATGTATATCCGGATAATTAAAAATGGATAGACGAGCACAGGCTGCTTGAAATATAGTTGTACAAGGAATACAAAATGTAAATAATTTAAAATTTAATGTTTGTTCTAGTTCATCTACAATAGGTAGAAACTCGGATTGTGTTATAATAAGAATATCAAAAGCAGTATGCTGTGAGAACATCCGCATAGATTTGAGCAAAAGAGTGAGAAGTTTGAAATAGTCTTTATTATATAAAACACAGCAATATAGAAGATTCTTTGCCATCCTGATAACAGACAGAATTATTATTCACAAAGTTTGCCGAATATGCTTTGGAAAAATTGACGCCCCTTAAAACCATTTGAAGATTCGTGGCTCCCTTCTTATCTTCT